GAGCCGACAATAGCAAGAGTCTTTTTCATGGCGTGATCGGGCTTTCCACGATCTTAACAACGATTTCAAAAATTAGCATCTGCGTAAAAAAGTCCACGTTCGAGCCTTGCGGGCGTCCCCAGTTATATGGGCGGACGGCAAACGGGACTCCCGCGTCCGCTGAAAAAAGCGTATCCACCGCGCCCGATAATGTCGGATCGCCTGATAATCTTTGCGAAAATTCGTATGCCACCGCGTTGATCTGCTGATATGCCTGTTTCAAATTCAAGCGCGAGAAATGAAACTCGATATTGATCTGCGGAAAAATTTCAAGCATCCCATAATTGATTTTCATTAAATTGCCAGCCGCGAGATAAGCGACCGACATCGGCAGAGGGTCAATGTTCTCGATGGGATAGGCGGGCGCGGATTTTATGTCCACGCTGGTCATTGCCAACGAGAGGGCTTGTAAAGCGTTCACCGCGTTATCAATCGCGTTGCTCACGAGAACTCCAGGAATATCGGTTTGAGAATGGTCAGCACATTATCGTCCAGCGCGTAATTCAGCGCGGAGGCGGTCTCTCCTCCGCTGTTGACCATCTGGTAGCCCATCTTAGCCTTCATAAACCATTGCACCGCTTGAATCTTTGTCGCTTTGGCGACAATCGCGGGAGGCGAAGCGGAATATCCAGCCACGCCCACCACTTTGACGGATTTCTGTCCGCTGTAAAACGCGCCTTTTGTGCCTGCGTAATCCACTAAGCCCAGCGCGGTAAATGGTTTGCCTAAAGCCGACGCATTGTACGGGTAAGTGATGTAATCTGTCCCCTCGACCCATGTCGTGTAATCGGTGGAGGACAACCCGCCGCTTTCAGCGACCGCAACAGAGGAGATCGAAACAAATTCGTCAATGTACTGCGTCGCTCTCCCAGAGCCGTTATAGTAATAGGTCACTTCATCGGTTGTCGGATAAAAGAATCCAGCCACACGCCCAAAGGCGGCGTCAATCTGGCGCGAAGCAAAGGTTACAAAGTCCGACATCACAGGATAATCGGAGGTCGTATACGATCCCTCCGATATGTCCGCGAAGGCGTCGGTGGAGGAGGTATAATCATTTGCCATGCTTTAGACCGGGGCGGAATTTCTCCCGCCCCGGATCCATTAACTAACTCGAACTCGGCTGGGCGTTCTGCGCTTTGCGCGGAATGAAACGCCCCACCGCGCCAACAACCGTTGAGGTAAGGTCGGCGGTCGGCGTGATAACCGCGCGGACATACTTCTGCCCGATAACGGCGGGGTCAACGTAGATAAGCAGGGACTTGTTGTCGTCCGTGTTCGCCACCACCGCGCCTGTTGCGCTTGCTTGTGTGATCGCGCCCATCGCGTCCGTGCCAACTGCGCCAGAGAGACGGTAACTAAACGCCGCCGCCACTTCGTTGTTATCGCTGGTGGAGGTGTCGTTCGTGTCGTTGCCGACAACGGTTACAACCACCTCGCCAGTCGAATCGGTCGTAGTCAACGCGCCTAAGTTGACTTCGATTTCCAACTGCCCGCGCCCGATGCTTCCGAGTTTGACATACCGCGTGACTGCGGCAGTCGCCACAATGTCGGCGGGCGCGAGAAGCGGCACAACCTGATACTCTTCCGCAAAGTTAAGTTTGCTCATGTTATTTTCTCCTGATTCGTTTCTGATTACGTGGTAGCAAGCAGGGCGACAAACGGTGATTGCGTTGCGCCGCCATTCGCGGGAGTGATCGCCGACGCAAGCGCGGTCTGCCCGTCATTGCGATAGATGAAGCGGAAGGCGGTCTGGTCGGTCAGGAACTGCACGTGAATGGACGAAGCCGCCTCGACCGCGTTCTTTTCCCAATACAGGTACTGCGACATATCCGCGAGGAAAATATCGCCGAGCGTACCCAGCGCGGGATTGAACTCAGTTTCCACAACTGGCTTACCGTAAATCCGCATCACGCCGTCCGCGCCATAGGACACATACGGGGAGAGAATCCCCGTTGATCCGCTGGTAAATGTCAGTTGGTCAAGTTGCGCGTGGACATCTGAGGAGATGTACCACTTCGCGTTTGCCTTTGAGCGAGGGAGCATACGCGCCCACATGCCGACAATATCCGCGTGCGAAATAGCGGAGGTCGCGGCGCGTGCGATACTGATAAGGGCGGGCGAGAGTAGTGCGCCCGAAGGTCGATCTCCGCCAACGCCGAGCAGAACATCGTAGTTTGCCAAGAAGTCCAGTTCCTCCATCGAGGACTGCTGGATAATGGCGTTCATCATGCCGACATCCGCAAGCAGTTCATCGGTCGCGTATTGCAGGACGTAGGTCTTGTGTAGTTCCCAATTGATCTTGCGGAACTTCGGTTGCGAGGCGGTCATGCTTGCCGCTTCCGCCGCGTGATACCCACGCACACCGCCCCAGCGCGAACCTGCCGCGCGGGAAGTTTCGTCAACGCCGGGTATCCAACCGCTGTTACTGTTGGGTCCAACAGGGAGACGATTCACGTCCTGCGTGAACACACCCGCTTCGTGGATATTCTGCAACAGTCCCGCCGTAATGGTTGGCTCAAGCAGGAATTCACCCTGTGACGGGATCGCTTCATTCGAGCCGAGAGCGGCTTTCGCTTCCATCGCTTTCAGCCCGCGAATACGTGGAGCGACGCGCCCATTCCGCGCATTGTCGGCAATGGCTTGCAATTGTTCGCCGAGGGACTTGAACGGGCGGTCTGCCTCGTCTACCTCGACCTCGACTTGCACGCCGCGCGCGGCTTTGACCTCGGGGAGCGCGTTCAAGACTTCCTCCACTGCTGTCTTTGCGGCGGCGGCGGCTTCGGTCTTGATCGTATCGCCGATGGTCTTACCGTATTCATCAAACATTGTTTTCAACTCTTCTTTTTCCATTGGATTTTCCTTTTCTTCAATTTGCGGCGTTTGGATTTCAAACGCCAAAGTTTTTACAGGCACAATCTGATTTCTCGGTTCGGCGGGCGTCGGCGTCAGACTCGCGTCCAGTCCAAGATACCAACGCTTAATCCAGTACGCTTTTCCTGTCGGCTCGCGGTCTACCAAATGCGCCGCTGTGCCACTCGACCAACCCAACGCGCCCGCCATACCTGCCTCGATAATCATTTGCTCGTATTGATTACGAGCCTTCAAGATGGTTTCGGCGAACACGCCAATATCATCGCGTGTGAGTTTCGCCTTGCCGATCTTGTCCTTGTATTCCGCGCGCTTGCCATCGAAACGAACAGGCATACGATGGTTGAAATAAACATCTGATTCCACCGCGTCGCCAAAATCTGTTTTGGCGTCGAAGTAATCGCCTGTCAGGTCGGGGAGGTCTGAGTTTCCGAAGGTAATCAAATACCCTGAAAACTTCACGCTCCCATCGTCAAGTTTGACGAACTTCAACGGCGACCCGAACGAAACAACCTCGTCCACTGCCACACCTTTCTTTCCGCACAACGCGCCATTCTCGACGGCGTAATCATGTATCTGTTGCAAGCGGTCAGAATCGCGGCGGCTGTTTCTCGCGCCGACTTTCACCTCTTCGGTGACAGTCTCCTGCTCTTCCTTTTTTTCTTCGTCCATACGCACCTCGTAAAATAAAAGCGAGCCGAAAACAAATCTGTTTTTACAGACTCGCTTTCGGCTCGCAATTTCTCATTGCCCTGCCGCGCTTTCCAACTATCCGCTCCTCGCGTCATCGCTGGATACGCTATTCGATTGACAATACTATACCACACTTTACGGAATCAAGCGTTTTGATCTTCCGTAATAAGAAATACTCTGGTCAATGGCTTCGTCCAGCCCCTTGATTTCCTCGTCTACGACATCCATAAAAACCAACCGCCGCCCTGCGTGAATGTTGCTCTGTCCCGCGCCTGTGTAATCGCCGCTGAGGTAGCGTGCCATCGGCGCGTTGTTTTCGAGCATATACCCGCGTTCCCGTTTGATAATCTTCCAGTTGCTTTCATATCGTCCCGTCGGCTTGTACGGCAGATTGTCCTTACGGCGCAGTAATGCCAGCACATATCGCCGTTGTTTCTCGCTATCCCAGTTAATCGGATAACTCGGACGGCGCGGCTTTTGCGCCAACCGACTGCGAACGCGCACCATCATATCATATATCCCCTTTCGCCCGATCTTCGGGATTTCCGCTTCCAAGTCCTGCAAGCCTTGACGCACAATATCTGCGCCGATAACCTTGACGGTAATCTGCGTCATAATGTCACCTCGTTGCCCTCTTTATCCTCCAGACGACAATCACAATGATACCCGCCGCAGTCCATCGCCGCGCCCGCTTGTCGCGGGATGTAGTTACGTTCGATGTACCAATAGGCGGGATGTTTTTTTCCGTTCAATGAGGCGCATGTGTCACAGTGTTGCTCGGTCTGACCCAAATGCCACGTTAGCATCTGCTCTCCCTTCGCCAGCATGGACGCCGCGTTGTACACGCCCTGCAACGCGGAGACATACCCGTCGGCGCGCGCCGAACTCCACGCGAAATAATCATAATCTTTTTGTTTTCGTATATCGCGCGCGGTTTGGAATAGCGTATCAATGCTGACCATTTCCTGCGACTGACGATCTCCCAGCCAGTTCAACGCCTCATCATCCAATGGCAGTTCCGCGCCGCCGTCCTGCCAACCCGCCTCGAACATATCCAGAAACGCCGCGCTCATTGCCCGTTTGAAACGATTGCGCGAGGCGGTAAGCGAGCCGCCCTCGAAATAATCCACGAGCGCGGAGGTGATCTCGTCGTGGTATTCCCTGTTCGTGTCGGCAGTAGACGCCTTCCAGCGCGCCCGCCGCGAGAGGAACGGAAGCACAGCGGGAAACCGCTCAACTACTGCCTTGATAATATTATCAATCACGTGCGCGACTCCGCCAGTTTGTTGATCGCCTCCGCCAACGCGCGGATTTCTGAATCGCTTTTTGCTTCGTCCACAATCACGCCCTCGAACGCGGCGTTAATATCCTGTTCGCTGTTGGCGGTCAACAGACGGCGTTTGATTTCCACATTTACAGTTTCAGGCAGTCCGCCGTTGTAGAATATATACTTCTCAAAATTCATGCCTTCCTTGCGCTTGAATCGCTTCAAGGCGGTTTTGCGCCAATCTTCCATCTCCCGCATTTCCTTTGACGATGGTGTCCATGATTTCGGTTGCGGAGGTGACGCGGGTTCATCGGCGGGCTTCGCCGCATAATACGCCTGCGCCGCCGACAACAAATCATCGGTCAACTCATACCCGAACGTCGCGCATGTGCCGACGAATATCTCGAAGGTCGGACACTTGGCGAAAAAGTCCATGAATGTACTCACGGCGGAGGCGCGTGACACTTCATCCTCCTGCTGTTCGTCCAATGTCTCAGGGCGGAAGGCGAGCCGCAAGCCCAACGGCGTGAATACCTGCCTATTGTATTCATACGCCATCCATTCCACAAGCGGCGCGATCTCATTGTTTATCCACGTTCGCTTTTCCGCCTCTGCCGTCGCGTAGTTGGCTGAGTTAGACAGCAACATGGACAATGGCATCCCCGCGCCAATGGCGATATTTCCCATCGCCTGCCTGTATACGTCCGTGTTTTTCAGGTCGGCAACGGACGACCCTAACTGCTTGACCTCCATCGCCTCGGCGTTATATATCCGAGCGCGACGCAACCACGAACGCCCAACACCCAATAACCAATCACTCCATGACTTTTCCTTTTCTTCTTTTTGCGTGTTGTCTATCAAGCCCTTCATTGCTATCAATGTCGGCGCAATGCCGCCGCTTCGGTAGAAATGTTGTATCCATTGGTCGGCATATAAAATCTGTCCCGCCGAACTCATAATCGCTTGCGCTTCTGTATTCCTGGACGGCAAGACTTCGGTTGTGTGATCTAACCGCCATAAACGCACAAGACGCGGATCGTCCATCGTAAACTTTTCGGACTGCTGTCCAACCTTGCGCGTGATACTCTCTGCCTCCCCTGTTCGTAGGTTCGTGTTGATGGTAAAGGAGTACGCGACGGCTGGGTATAGCCCCTTCGTTTTGTATCCAAGCGCGTCCTTTGTGCGGAGGTTATAGGCGGTGTTCGTGGCAATCAACGAGAGGGTATTGATGCGAAACAGGTCTGACGGGTTTGGCAAAAACCCCACTTTGTTCTGCCACGCGGACGATGAGTCGAATTCATCCTCGCCCTTGTATAACGTAAACGGCATCCCGCCAACTGTATTGGCTTTGATATGATATGCGCGAAACGCGGCGGCAACCCGCGCAAACTGCTCGTCCTGTGTCGCGTTCGATGTTGTGCCTAAATTCGCCCAGCCTTCATCGCTAAACAGCGAGACGTTTTTCTTTTCATCCAATAGGTAAAATTTCGTTTGCATTGTTCACGCTCCTAACCGATGGTGTCCCATTGGTTGCGCTGGTATGCCACATGCCAGCCTAACGCGCCCGCGCTAATCGTGTCGGGTAAATGATGTTTCTCGCCGCTGGAAAATACATCCTCTTGACTCGCAAACCGATGCTCATTATACGCCCAACGGATAAACGGATACACCACATCGCCCCTTTCACATGCTGTAATATATTCGCTTAACAGGTCAGCACGCGCCCGCCCTGCCATGATGAACGCTTTCGCGGGATGTTTGACAATATCCTTGACCACATCACCCAAACCCGTACCGTCATGCGCCGCAGACCCGCCGTACCTGTCCATGCGCTTATCCAATTTGTCTACCATCACATGCCAGTCCACCCGTCCTGTGCGCTCCCATGCCACACAACGCACAGGACGCACATCGCAACGAAAGGTCGGAATAATTGTCCAGTCGTTCTTCCGCGCCCAGTCCGCGCCGTGCGCGTATGTCGCGCCCGCTTGCGGCGGCTCGATTTCGATGTACTCGTTCGGTTGTCCCTCATATACTCCGAGGGACTTGTTAAACAGTTTGTCAATCGCGTCGGGTTGTATCGCGCGGCTGGACGGGTTCGGCTCTTGGTTCTCGTATTCCGTCTGCCACATCGCATCTGTGATCTCGTTGCGCTTGCGCTCTACCTCCGCCGCCGACAGCCAGCCGTGCGGCTCTAAATTTTCACGATAGCACCATTCGTAAACACCAAATGATTTTTCCGCCGCACGTTTAAGAATCTCCTGCATTGTGCCGTTGATATACTGCCGCGTGGAGGAAAGTACCGTCTGTGCGGGTATCCCGTCTTTGGTCATCGGCTGACCCATCGCCGCATCCAGTATCGCTATGTCCATTTCATCTATTTCGTCGGCTCTCAGTCGTTGCGGGTGGGGTCCGCGCACGGAAGCCTGAGACGCCATCAACGCTTCGATTCGCGCTCCATTGGATAATTTGACCTCGCGTTTCGACGGGTCGCTGAGTAGTAATGACTTCGGCGCGTTTTTGTAATTCCAAAAATCCGCGATGTATTGATTGACACGCTGAGACTGCGCTCCCGATCCGCCGAGAATACTCTCGCTCGCGCCAAGCGTCGCCGCCTCGACTGTCCCCAACAAAGACAGCAGGAAGGACTTACCGCCAAAGCCGCGCGAAGCAAACCAGACCGAAACAGGACGACGGGCAAAATA